TCTTCAGCTCACGCTGAGGGGGTGGGGTTTGACGCAGGGGGTTGAGTTGTGGTAGAAGCAGATGTATGCCAGTCAGTGAAGCAACCGGAAAAGAGCTTGAAGATGACGCAAGGCAGGAGCTTGCTGAGTGGTCTGCGTATGGCTATGGTGCGCTTGCCGGCAAGATGTCAGGGTTGGGCACTAAAAAAGCTCAACAGAAGTTAGTGGCCAAAGCTGCTGCCGCTAAAACTCTTGCTGCCTGGGCCACACCTGCGTTTGAAATAAAAGATGCGGTTGAATTGACCACAAGCCCGCAGGCACGGGAAGAAGCTTACAGTACGTTGAAAGATGTTACTGAAAATGGCAGTCAGTTTGAAAAAATCAGCTCGTTCGGAATGGCTCCGACAAAGAATCTTTATGCGTTGGGGCGTTTGTTGAAAGAAGGAGCAGATGAGGGTCAGTCGTCGATTGTCCAGCAAGTCAATGCGATGAACAGCCAATTAACCACAAATCAGAAAGTCGATGACCAGAAAGTGCGGAACGCTTTGGATGTGCCTCCGATTGACGCGTTTCGGCCACGGGGTGGGGAGCTGGAGTTGAAGGCCGCCCAGAAAGCTTTTGAACCGGATCATCGAGCCGTGGCTATGCAGTTGATTGGCGCTTATTTTGGTAGGAGCAAATAAAGATCATGGTAGTTATTGATGGAATGAGGTTCCCGGAGGGGGTGGATGAGTTGCACGCCAATCTATGGTTGTTTGCCAATGGTGAGAGGGACGCACAGAAGCGTTATGAGGCATTGGTTCGGGCGATTGATTTGGCGTTTAACTGTGCAGGATCGATTCGGCGGGTTGTCTGGAATGAATGGACGGAGCGGATGTTGCGCTCGGCGGTCGGGGACTGGGAGAAGAAGCGGTTCCTCGGGGTGGCCGGATGTTCGTCCTCAGGCAAGAGTGATGGTTTCGGTCTGTATGCGCTGATGAGTTATTGGAGCCGGCCGGCAGACACCTATGGGTTTGTCATGTCGACCACCAAGGGAGAGGCGAAGAAGCGGATTTGGAAGTCGGTCACTCAGTTATGGGCGCAGGCTCAGCGGGTGGGATGTCCGGGCAAGCTTTTGGATTCGATGGGGATGATTAAGGGGGTCAACAAGCTCGGCCAGATCACCGAGAACAGCGGTATTTATTTGGTGGCGGCGGGCAAGGCGGAGGTAGGTCAGGCGGCCAGTTCGTTGATTGGTTTGAAGAATCCGAACATGGTGATTGTGGCAGACGAAATGCCTGACCTGGGCGATGGTATTCTGGAAGCCGCGTGGAAAAACCTCACCTCCAACGACCGTGTTACTTTTGTCGGGCTGGGCAATCCGAACCTCTTGAACGATCCGTTTGGCAAGTTGTGTGAACCCAAAGAAGGCTGGAAAAGCATCACTGAAGATAGCGAGGGATGGGAGACCAACTACGGACGCGCCATTCGTTTCAACGCAGAAAAAAGCCCGCGCATCACCGAACCAGATGGGGAGCGTTACTATTGGCAGCCGGACCAAGCCTATGTTGACACGATTGCCAACGATGTGGGGGGGCGCAAGAGCCGGGGTTATTACCGGTTCGTTAAAGCGTTCTGGTGTCCTGAAGGCATCGGCAACAACATCTACACCGAAAGCGAGCTAATGAACGGCTGCGCGATGGACGAACAAGAACCGCGCTGGGACGAATCACCCACACTACTTGCGTCATTGGATCCGGCATTCACTCGAGGAGGGGACCGCAGCCAAGCGGGGGTGGCGAAGTTAGGACGCGTCGATGGCAAACCTCATCTCCACATCTGCCACTACCAGGTTCTGGAAGAAGACATCGCCAATAAAAAAGTCTCGCCCTCGCATCAGATTGTCGCGGCTTGGAAACAAATGGCGGACGACTGGGGGGTTAGACCCTCGCGCGCGATTCTCGACGGCACGGGATCGGGCATCAGCTTTGGTCATTTGGTTGACACCGAGTGGAGCCCGGCGGTGCAAAAGGTCATCTTCAATTCTAAAGCGTCGGAGCGCACGGTGATTTTCCGGGGCGAGGACTGCGAGTATTTCAATAAAAACTCAGAGCTGTGGATCCAGCCCAAGGAGTATATCCGGATGGATCAGATTTCAGGGATCAGCAAGGAGTTGATGACCGAGCTCGTCATGCGCGAATACCACGACAAGCAAGGTAGAACGCTGCGAGTGGAAAGCAAGGAGGAGGCCAAAAAGAAGATGGGCGGTAAATCACCCGACCTTTCTGACATGTTCCTGCTGCTGGTCGAAAAGGCGATCACTTTGGGCCATTTTCAATCCGAGGAAGTCCGCAAGGTCAGCAAGATGGTCGACAATGGTTGGAGTCAGGCAAAAGTAAAAAGGTCCATTCAAACCACCTGCGGCAGGCGGATGCAGTATGGGTAATTGCCACCTGTTGACATTGTTGCTAAATTAGAGTTACATCCATGTCATGATTTCCAAGTATGACTCACAGAGCTTTGGTTTGTTCGGCTCGGTCAATAAAAAAGGCCTGGCCAGTGGCAACGCAACCGTCACTGGCCGCTTTTGCAAACTGCTTTGTTTGACTTCCACCACGTTCACCGAGCTAGTCGACGAACTGGCAAGCGGTGACGCCATCACCGGCATTGCGATTCCCGCAGGCACCGAGTTGGTGGGCAAGTTCACCAGTTTCAAACTGGCCGATGCGACTTCCAATGTGCGCGTCTATAATTCGGGCAACGGCATCGTCCAATAATTCTTCCCCCCATTGAAGGACGGCCACCCCGGGGGCCTCCTTCTTCCTTCCCCCCCATGAGTTTATTCATTGAATCGCAGCAAGCCCTCGATCACGGGTTACGCACCCTCGACAGTGTCACTTACGAGGCGCCGGATGAACGCTTGGGAAGCCCCAACAGTCTGCGGGAAATTTACGACAAGTGTGTGCAGGATGATTTGGCGGGAAGTTATAACCGCTCGCTAATCCAGCAGTTGATGGATTACACCCCGCCTCACGACAACGATGAATTGGAAAACAAAGGTCAAAGCGACCGCTTCAACATCACCACAGGGGAGGGTCCGGCAATCAAGAATGAGGCGGTCAGCGCCTACATGGACATCTACACCACCCCCCGGGTGCTGGCGGAAATCCCCCTGCTGCCGGAAATTGATCCCGAACAAGCGGCCACCTGGAGCCAGGTGCTGGCTGAGGAATACACGTTCATGGACCGCAGCATGGACTCCTCGCTGCCCAACCACCTTCTATTGGCCGACACCTACGTTACCCACGGCGTAGCCATTCCATTTTTTGACGACAAGCAGACGCTGAAATACACGGTTGCCGGTTTGGAACGCTTCAAGTTCCCGCGTAAAACCGGGATTGTTTCCTCCGATGTCGAATTTTGTTGTGCGCTCGGCTACATGCCCGTGACCGAACTTTACCGCAAGCGCGGCAACGAGGGCTGGGACGACCGGATGATCGAAAAAGCCATCGTGCAGGTGGCGTCGTCGTCTAACCAGAAGGATTGGAACAACTGGGAAACCATTCAGCGTTCGATCAAGAGCAATGACATTCATGTCAGCTCCATCTGCGATCCGATTGAAGTGATCTTTGGCTGGGTCAAGGAGTTTGACGGCAAGATCAGTTTTTACATCGCCGCCCGCAAGCCGCTCACCGGCAAAAGCGGCAAGGAGGAATTTCTCTTCAAGAGCCGTGGGTTCTACGACTGCGTCGATGAGGCGTTTCAAATTTTCGCCTTCTCGGTCGGCAACGGCGGCTTGCTCTACACGGTGCGCGGATTGGGATATTTGGTTTACCAGATATGCAATGCGATGGACATCATGCACAACAAGCTGCTCGACAATGCTCGGATTGGCAGCTCGTTAATCTTCCAGCCCGCGAGCATCGAGGACTTGCAGGATATGCAGTTGATTGACTTTGGCGGCGGGGTGGCCATTCCTCCCACCACCAAGATTGTCGAGCGTCCCATGGCGCAAAACCTCAACAATTCGCTGATTCCGGCGATTGAGGCGTCGCGTGGAATTCTCAACCGCGCCACCGGCGGCCTGGCATCGAGCGATCTGGTGCAAAACCCGAGTGGCGACCGCCGGACCGAACTGGAAGTTAGCTCCCAACTCGATAACCTGAACAAGAGCAACTCGTTTGCAATCACCTTGTTTTACGGGCCTTATGACAAAATCACCCGTGAAAAAGTCAAGCGCGCGTTCACCATCCGCCAGACCGATGTGGTTTCAGCCAAGGCGGTCAAGGAGATGAAACAACGCTGCATCGATCGCGGTGTGCCCGAGGAGGTTTTCAAGAAAATTGATTTCAAGCGAGTCAAGGCGAGCCGGATCATCGGCACGGGTTCCCGCGCGTCGCGCATTATGCTGATGCAACAACTGCAGCAGATGTATTCGACCTGGGATGACATCGGCCGCAACAATTTTGATTACGACATGGTGGTCGAGCTGGCCGGTGCGGAAAAAGCCGACCGCTACGCCGGCAAGCCCGAGGAGAAACGTCAGCCGATTGACGCGTCGATTGCCACCCTGGAGAACTTCCAACTTGCAGAGGGCGACTACATGGATCCGCTCGATGGCCAGATGCACCTGGTTCACATTCCCATCCACTTGCAAGAACTCGAAGTGGGTCTTCAAGGCATCGAACAAGGTCAGATTGATCTGGGTGAATGGACGATGCAACACAGCCAGCTCTACAAGCACTTGGTGGCCACGCTCGAAATGGCGACAGCGCACCAGAGCATGCAGCCGCTGCTTAACAGCTATCGCCAGCGCGCGCAGCAGATTGGTGAAATTGTCGACAACGGTATGAAGCACCTCAATAAGCTGGCCAAGGATCAACAGGAGGCCGAGGCAGCACCGCAGGAAGGCCAGGAAGGGCAAGAAGGCCAACCTGGCCAAACCGAGGATCCTAAAGCTCGCGAGCATTCGCAAAAGCTCCAACAGAACGATGCAGCCTTCAGACAGAAGATGCAGATGGAGGTGGCGACATCGAGCGCCCGCCTTGCATTGCTCAAGAAGTTTGGTGAGCAAAAGATGGTTTTGGCCTCACAGGAAGCAATGAGCAAAATTGCCTCTCGCGATGCGGACGCGCGGACCAAGCGCCGATAATTTCTCATGACATCCGAACAAAAGAACCGACTCCAAAAGGTCGTGGACACCCCGTTGTTCCGCGAAGCCATCGACGAAGTGTGTGTGCAGCTGTGGAAGACCAAGCGCAACCCACCCGACATGCAAAGCGCCGCATTGGCCTTCGCTTACACCGACGGCGCCTGCGCGGCCTTTGCCCAGCTCTTTGACCTGCTTGAGGTGAAACAGGAGTTTGCCCTCAAACCCAACCGTCTGCGTCCAATCATTGGCTGAAATTCTCATCGAAACACACACCCCCATGGAAGAAAACACCCCCACCGAGTCGGCCATGAGCGCCGGCCAAGACTATCACGATCCAAGCGGCGACGGCATCCTTGCCGACATGGCCCGCGTCTTTGACGAAGTTGCACCTCAAGAAGAAGAACGGATGCCGGAAGAACGGATGCCGGAAACAACGGAACAAGAAGCTCCCATTGCGGATGAAAAGCCGTTGATTGAGGAATCGTTTTTCAACGATGACGAACCGGAGCCGGTCAAGGAGGCCGTCAAGCCAGGTGAGTTTGACGAGGAGGCTTTCAACCGCGAAACCGAGGAATCGGTCAAGGGCATGGAAGGCAAGGCCGGCGAAAAGTTCAAAGCACTTCGTTCCGAGCTTAAGGAGGCCCGTCAGACGAGTGTCACGCCGGAGATCAAGGAGAAGCTCGAAAAGCTGGAGCTCAAGGCTCAGGAGGCTGAAGGGCTGCGTGCGCGGCTCGATGAGCTTTCCAACCAGAGTGCCAAGCTCAAGGTGGAAAACTCCGACGAGTATCAGCAAAGCGTGGTCTTGCCTGCCTCAGAAGTTTTCCGCCGCTCCGACGATCTGGCCGCGCTCTACGAAACTGAACCTGCCATCCTGCGGGCAATCATCAAAGAGACTGACCGCCGCAAACAAAACGCGCTGATCAGCGAGCACCTCGATGGGTTTTCGGACTTTGACCGCAATGAAGTTTACCGGATGACACAGGACTTTGCAGGACTGGTGGCCAAGCGCGGTGCAATGCTCGACAACGCGGAAACGCAGTTGTCCCAAATCCAAGCCCGGCAGGTTGAGCAAACTCAAAAAGTTTTGGGAGAACAACGCGCGGCGGTGCAAACCCTTCAGAAGGACATCTGGAAAAAGTATCGCGATGTCATCCCGGGTTTTACGGATGATGGAGGCAATGATAGCGCGGATTACACCAAGCTGATGCAAAAAAGCCTGAGCATTGACTTTAGTCGGGCTAAAGGTACCGACCAGGCGTTTGCGGCATTTGCCGGCATGGCTCTGCCGCATGTGGTGAAACAAGTGTCAATGCTTCAGAAGAAGCTTTCCGCTTACGAGTCGCAGGACTCCAGTCGTGCGGCGGCGATGCCACGGCCCGGGGCCTCAATTGCCGGCTCGGCAGCCAGCGACGACGAACCCGAGGATTTAATGAGCCACCTGCGTAAACAACGCTTTTCATGATTCCCCACACGTTATGGACGCGGGTGAGTTTTGCCTGCGACAACCTGGGTGGGGACGAGAATGAGTTGGGTGACGAGTGCTCGATCTGCCGCTTAGACTATGCAAATGAATGCCAGTGTCCAGGTCCCACTCAGGATGATGAGTTTGATTACGAGGTGTTTGATGGGCAGCTTTACGCGACACCCAAGTAAAGGATAACGACGCAAAAAACTTCCCGTTGACTTATTGTTACGGATCGGTTAAAAGAATGACGAACTTGCTGACCTGGCTCGTTCTAAAACTTTTTCCCGGTCCGTTTCGCTCGTCCGTTATTCGTTCTAAAAAGCATCCCCCGTTTCCCGAGCCCGTCCTCTTTTGAGGCACTGCTCTGCTTTTCCTTGCGCTCATTTCGTCGTGCATCGAACCCCCATCTACCCCCTAAACACCCCCCATTATTATGGCTGACAACATCAACGATTACTTCCTGCGGGAAGGCACACGTATCTCCACCAACATCAATCAAAAGGTCATGGAACAAATGACCCCATGGATTTCCCTCTACGGCCAGGAGTCGTGGGAAGAAGGCCGTGGCGCTTCGCAAAACACCTATCAGTTTGACCGCGCGATTCTCAACGCCGGCGCCGCTGAAGTGGGCTGGGAAAGCGTGGGTCGCAACGGCACAGGCAATGGCCGCGACGATGCAGGGGTCGACGGTGGATCCTGTATCCCGCCTTCCGATAATGTCACGTTCTCGCAAACCCAGCGCTCCTACAACCTTCAACAGAAGGCAATCTGGGGACCGGCGCTTTGCGTCAACGACCTCCGCGATACCTTCATCCGCGAAGCCCAAATGGGTGCCTCGGTCGAAGCCCTTGCCGACCAATCCCGCGAAATCTGGATCAACCGCAAGCGTTCCGAGTACAAGCGCATTGCCGACAACCTGGTGGTTGCCGACAGTTCGTTCGCCCTTGGCGGTAACAAATTTGACAGCATGGTTTTCCCTGCCTACTCCGGCACGGATGGTTCCATTCTTACCGCAGGTTTCCTCGACTACTGTTACGAGTTCCTCAATCACCAAGGGGGCCAGAAGCGTTCGCTCGGCATGTCCGACGGTCGCCCCATCTACGGCCTGGTCACTTCCCCGCGCCAATCGCGCCGCCTGATGAAGGCCGACGGCGACACCCGCGAGGACTTCCGCTTCAGCGATCAAAACAGTAAGCTGCTTGGACCCATGGGGGTGAAAAACTCGTTTGGTGGTTTCACTCACTTGATCGATGAAAAGACCGAGCGTTTCAATAACTTCCGCACCGGCACCGAAGGTTATGCGGGCACCGCGACCATTGCCGTTGCCTCTACGGTTTCTACGCTGACGCTGTCTGCAGCTCCATCTTCTGTCGTTACCGTCGGCACGGTGATTGCCAATGCAAGCACCGGTGCAAACTATGTGGTTAAATCAGTCACCAGCACGGTTGCCTTTGTGGTCACTGACACAGCGGGCGCTTTTGTTGCCGCCATTGCAGGGGCATTCAACGTCAACGGCTGGATTCCGGTTCCTCAGTACAAGTACTCGGGTGGCAAAACGACTCCAAACCCAGACTGGCTCTCCGCTGGCTGGGAAGATTCGTACATCTTCCATCAAGGCGTTTGTACCTCGCTTGTTCCGAAGCCGCTCACCTCGGTGGGCAAGGCCAAGTTCGACGCGGTTAACTACACCGGCGAGTACAAGTGGACCAACTACCTGCACGCGACGGACAACCCAGACGGCACCATCGGCAGGTTCCGTGGCGTCTTGATGAACGGCACGCGCCCTGACAATCCGGAGTTTGGCATCGTCATTCGTCACCGTGCTTGCCCAAGCGCCACCACGGACATCATCACCTGCAATACCCTTCTCGGCTAAGTCCGAGGGTTGTGTGGTTGGCCCCCGCTTTGAGAGCCCTGCTTTCGGGGCGGGGGCCTTTTTTTAACACTCCATTCAAAATTATGATCCAGAAATACACTTCCGTCTTGATTTCCGCCATCGGCCGTTTCGGCACTGTTGAAAAAGGCCTGGTTCGCCTCGGCTTTCAAAACAACGAGCTGGTAATCCAGAGTTACCTCAACGTCAAAACGCCAATCAACGGCAACGTCTACACGATTGCAACGCTGCCAACCGCCGCCTCCACCCTTAGAGGCACTCGTTGTTTTGTGAGCGATGGTCTTTCGGCGGCTGTGGGTACAACTCCAGCATTAGGTTCAATCCTTCTGCCTGTCTATTGCAGCGGCGCAGCTTGGTTTGTTGGTTAATCCCCAATCATCCCTTCCTCCGTCCAATCCGGGGGAGGGGTTTCTCTTAGTCCGACTAAGAGCCTTTTCCCTCCTTTTTTTACCATGAAGTTCAGCGACCACCTTGTTACCCTTTTTGCCGGAGACTCCCTCACCTTTCCGGTTACACTGAGCAATGTGAATGGCACTTCATTCAATGCGGGAATCAATCATGTCTTGGTTTTCACGGCGAAGGTTTCGGCCAACGATCCCGACACTTTAGCAAAAATCCAAAAGACCAACAATTACGGTCTGACGGTCAGCGGTAGCACGGCCACCATCCAGTTGGTGCCTGTTGACACGCTAGAACTGGCTTACAAGACGCTTTACTGCGACATCAAGGCGCAAAATACGGTGAGCGGCGAGGTTTCCACGGTGGCGCTGTTCACGATCAAGGTGGATCGAACGGTCACCCAGTTCATCACCACTTCAGTGGATGTTTTTACGGCGCAACCCGGGACCCCCATGGGGCTTCAAGGGAATCCAGGGATTCCCGGCGCAAACAACACGCTAACGGTAAGTTCGACCACCACGGGCAATCCCGGCACCTCGGCAGATGTCCAGATTTCAGGAACAAGCCCGAATCAATCCTTGAGTTTCACTATTCCTCGTGGAGCGACTGGCGCTGCTTGCTCTTTATCCATGGGAACCGTAAGCACGGGACTTGCAGGCACCGATGCGTCTGCGAGTCTTTCGGGAACCGCCCCCAATCAAGTCCTCACGCTGACCATCCCGCGCGGCTATACGGGGGCGATCAGCAGTCTATCCGTCAGCGGGACAACCACCGGCGCGGCGGGGACATCCGCGTCCGTAAGCGTCGGCGGATCCCCTGCCAATCCGACCTTGGCATTCACCATTCCTCGTGGCGAGCCCGGTTCGATCAGTTCAATGAGTGTTGGCACGGTTGCGATTGGTGCCGTGGGCAGCCCTGGATTTGGATCGATCAGTGGAACGGCAGCCAATCCCATCCTTAATCTCACCCTCCCCCTTGGCGCTACTGGCAACACGGGGGCTCAAGGAATTCAAGGCATCCAAGGCATTCAAGGTCCGGTCGGAGCCACTCCCGCAATTACGGTGGAAGCCCAACCGGTGCTGGCGGGGTCACCCGCAGCGGCGAGAATCTCAGGCTCGGCGGCCGCCCCCAAAATCACGTTTGACATCCCGCAAGGACTTACCGGTTTTACGGGATTGCAAGGACCTACGGGAGCGGTTCCGCAATTCACCGTGTTTACCAACCCCGTGGCGACTATTGCAGGCGTAGCGGGTGCCCCAACAGCCTCCATTACCGGGAATGCCACCAACCCCGTCCTGACGCTAGGAATACCCGTTGGATCCACCGGCGCCACCGGCAGCAGCGGCGCGGTGGCACTGCTCACCGGATTCGCATCCGCCCCGGGCACCGTCACGGCATCTGACACCCTGCTCTCCGCCGTCGGCAAGCTCGATGGCAACGACGCCCTCAAGGCCCCGACCGCTTCGCTCTACCCCTACATCGGCGGCAAGCTACTTACCTACCTCGACGAGGAAGCGGCTATTGCTGACCCGTTGATTTCCGCAGGTGACATCTACCGAAAGACCGCTGGCGGCGTTGATTACGTCAATCCCGATAACGTGCCATCACTCGATCTGCGCTTTGCCACCGACAAAACTCTGACAGCGCGGCGTGGGCCGACACCTACGTTCTCACGTGGTTCTGGCGCAACCTACATCGGCAGCGATGGCTTGATCCACGGTATCGATACCTCGACCAGCTCACTCACGTTTGCAACCGGCACCCAATCCGTCACGCTGGCCGCTACCGCTGGCCAAGACCAGATGTGGCGGACTGGCGATGCGGTTGAGATTGTAAACGCCACTGGCGCATTGATGGTGGGCACAGTCACCAGCTATACCGCAAGCACGCAGGTGTTAGTTTGCAACATCACCAGTAGTACCGGATCTGGGGCATTCACCTCATGGAGGATCGGGTATCGCGGCCCCCGCTTCGACCACAACCCCGTGTCACCATTTGCGTGCAGGGGCTTGCTGATCGAGGAGGGGGGCAGGACGAATGCGCTTCAGCACAGTGCCAACTTCAAAAATACGACAAGCTCCAACTACTGGGAGAATCTTTCAGTGACAACGGTAACTGTTGACCAAACAACATCTCCAGACGGCGGGGTTAATGCAGACTTGCTTACTACTTCTGCGACAGCTTTCGATTGTTTTTTCCGGCGAGCAAATATTTGGGCAGGGTCCACGCAATACACTTATTCGGTATTCTTAAAACAAGGTCCATCAAACCACAGATATGTGGGCCTTTACATTGGTGTTGGGGTATCAGCTTTAAAGTTCCCGTTCTTTGATTTCAACGACCCCACGGTCGTGCAGATACCCAGCGGAACAATGGTTGGGACGATCAACTCCACTCGGGTTGATGCTTATCCAAACGGATGGTATCGTGTCATTGTTACTTTCACAACGGCGGCAACACCTGCAACCACAAATTGTGGGGCTCACATCTCCGCATCTGACGGAACACTTCCGGCATCCAGCGCAGCAGGACTCGACGCGTATGTTTGGGGTATTCAGGCTGAAGCAGGAGCATTCCCCACAAGCTACATCCCGACGACTACTGCTGCCGCTGCTCGTTCTGCGGATGTTTGCTCGATTACTGGTGATGCTTTTACTGGGTTCTATAATCCATCTGAGGGGACAGTAATGGTGATCGTGACTGCGGCTAAAGGATACGGGTCATTGCTGCAATATATGTATGGGATCAGCGCAGCATCAGGAAGCGATCTTCTGGCTGGATACCGTGAAAGTTCAAAAGATATTAGAGTGGCAACATTGATAGCGGGAGTTAATCAGACGCCATCTCTAAATGGGGGTAATTTAGCAGACGCTAGTTCATCAAAAATCGCAATAGCGTCTCAGCAAGGCAATTTTGCAATTTCTCAAAATGGATCAATTAACACAACGTCAACTGGGTTGATGCCATCTGTGGATCGTTTGTTTATCGGCAACAGGGTTGGAAGTGATCGAGCATGGAACGGCCACATTGCCGCCATCCGCTATTTCAAAAAACGCCTTTCTGACGCAAAACTCCAAACCATCACCGTATGATCGATTACCTCTTGAAATTTCCGTCAAAACAGGTGGCCGAGCAATTCGGACTCGCCAACGGCTTCGCGCACCTCGACGAGGAATCCGGCGCGGTGGTCTCGTCGCTCGCCTCTCACACCCACGCGATGCTCGAGATCGGCGAGCACTGCACCCCAGACGGCACCGGCGACGGTTTCTACTGGGTGCTGTTCCGCGATCTGGTGGATCTCGAGATTCCCGAAGGTGGCCAGCAATTCATCCATTGGTCCTCAACCTCGGGCGACCCCCGACCCGTCAACGACCCAACCCCCTCCGTTTTTTGGGCCTGATACGACCATGAACCCCCTCGACCACCTCGCCCTGCCTGAAAAGTTTTTCGTCGGCGTTTCCGCTCCGATCTTTGGACTAATCACAACTGTTCCAGGGGACGTGAACCCATGGCTGCAAACCGTGGCGCTGATTGCCGGAATCGTCGTCTCAATTCTTTCCGCGCTCTCCATCATCCGTAAAAACCTAAGAACCCCAAGAAAATGACTACGATCCTACTCACCTACCTTCGCCAAGAATCCACCTGGCGCGGCGTCATCCAAATTGCAACCGCCGCCGGTATTGCCCTCAACCCTGCCCAGGCGGCGGCGCTGGTTGCCGCAGGCACGGCTTTGGTGGGAATAATCAACACGTTCAAAAACCGCTAAATGGTACCCCTCCCTCCCAGCAAGCCGAAAGCCTCCTTATCGCTGGTCATGGCCACCGCCCTCAAGAGGTGGCGGGCGTCCAAGGGTGAGGCGGCGTTTCCCGAGTTATTTCTGCTGGGGGTGAGGGGGTATTTCTCCGAGTCCATCGGTGAGCCTGGCAACGACATCTCGGCCTATGATGACGCGCTATTTCTGGTAAGTCCTTTGGGATTTAATTCCTGGAATGCCAACGTCGATCCATCAAGATACGGCGTGAATAAAAATGCCGAGGGTAAGTGCATGGCAAGGCTGGCCCCCGGTTGTTGGAAAATGATTTCGCGGATTCACCGGGGCAAGTATCAGGCGTTCGGGCAGGGCGGGCATGAAGTGACGGTTGAGCGGATCGACGCGCACGGCAAGGTGGCTCAAACCGAGACCGGTTGTTTTGGGATTAACATCCATTTAGGCGGGGTGAACGGGACTTCTTCGGAAGGTTGCCAGACGCTACCGCCCGCGCAGTGGGAGAAGTTCCGCAGTTCGCTCAATGAGGCGATGCGGGTCCATAGTTCAAGTTTCATCCACTACATTCTCGCTGAAGGACCGATCAACTGACACCATTATGACCTACGAGAAATTCGTTTTTGCCTCCGACAATCATGGCCGCTTGGTCAGTGCCGAGGCACAACAAAAGTTGATGGATTTCTGCAAAGTCTGGAAACCGGACTACAAAGTCCACGGCGGAGACGTCTGGGATTTCCAACCCTTGAGGCGAAATTGTGATCAGAGCGAGCGGGCGGACGGGATCGACGAGGATTTTCAGATGGGCATGGAGTTTTTGGATGCTTTCCAGCCGCAATACCTGACGCTGGGCAATCACTGCGACCGGATTTACCAACACGCGAAGCACGCTTCGGATGGCATCCTGCGGGAATGTTGTCAGGGATTGGTGAAGTTGTTGGAGGCGGAGCTGAAGAAGCGGAAGATCAAGTGGGTCCCGTATCACGTCTCTAAATACCTTCAGCTTCCCGAGGGCGGGCCGAAGTTCGTCCACGGATTCCGCTCCACGATGTATCCAGCGCGGGCCTTGGCTGAGTCCTACGGCGCAGCAATCTGCGGCCATGTCCATAAGCCCGACCTCTATCACTCGCGCACCGTCGATTCACAGATCGCCATGACGGCGGGGTGCATGGCGGACATCGAGAAGATGACCTACGCAGATCGCTACCAAGCCAAGCTCAGTTGGAAGAACGGTTGGATCTACGGCTACGTTGCCAAGGGCGGCAGGTGGCAGGCGTGGCATGTGACCAAAGAGGACGGGGTGTGGATCTCGCCCATGGGGATTCTTTAACCATTCATATTCGATTATACTCAAAATTTGTTATAATTGGCACAACCCCCCGAAAAAAAAATCACCATCCATGAAGCTCAATAAAAAAACCACGGACGCGCTGAGCGGGATTGACTGGGCCATGCGCCAGATGGCCGCCGTGGATGCCCGGGCGGATGACGAGTTTACTGTTGAAGAATTCCTGATTGTTTATTCGTCCGAACTTCCCTATACTACCGCCGACTCCGTCCGACATCGTTTGACCCGAATGGTGAAGGAGGGAGTTCTTACCAAGCGCAAATCGCGAATTGGTGGCCACTTGGTCAACCTTTACCAGCCTTCCCCCCATGTCCCTGCCTGATCCTCCGTTAAACATCCCGCGCATCTTTCAGGTGCTTGAGCCTCAATCGGGCCAATACATTGTTACGATCAAGGTGGATTCGCGCATTGCGCAGCGTTTCCCGGATAAGCCGTTCGGCACTCCCATCGAGGACATTGGGTTGTCCAAAAAAGACAGCGACAAGTATCCGGGGTACGTCTTGACGGAAATTCTTCCCATCCGAAACGGCCCTTACAATGTCGCGGTTGAGCACTATTGGTCATTCCAGAAGCTGGGCGGCCCGCAGTGGACTACCACCACCAACAGCCGCGACGGGCTGCTTCCCAATAAGTGGGCGGCCAAAGCAACGCAAACCAAGATTCGCCAGGAGGTGGCGCTCGATGCAGTCCCAGACCCTCTGACCGGCAATCTGGTATCGTCCATCGTCGAACAAAAGGACAACACCGGCAAGGCGCTTCGCACCAATACGGTTGAGGAACTGACGGCCGGATCTTTGCCCGCTAGCACCATTCTTGGCAACGGCCAGGTCGGGACCATCAGCGAAACACTCATTACCACCGGTGGAGTCGATGACGTGTTGCCGGTATCCGCGCTGATTCCCGAAGGATCGGTGGAAAACCTGGGTAACGGGAAGAGCATCAAAAAGACCATTACGGTGGCCGAGGTGTTTGACGAAAAGGTATTGAGTAAGACGAAACCCAACGTCATCCCTCCCAAGTTTTTAGCTCAAAGTGAGCAACTTGAAACCGTCGAAGTACTTGCAGCAACTGTCGCAAACCCCACTCTTGCCACCAATGAATTGGAGCGATCCGAACAACGGGTCAGCACGACCAAAATCAAGCGCTCGACCAAAAATAAACCGGTGGTTTCACTTCCCCAATCGTTGATTCAAACCTCGACTGGCAATGACGGCATTTTGGCAAGAGTGACTGAAACGCTCCAAACCGGCAATACAGTCGTCACCCCCACCGCCTATCTTTCGGTGGAGAGCGAAGCACTCGGCGACGGCACTTATTTGGTCAAAACCAGACAAGCCGCCGAAATCCTTCCCGAGACGCGCAAGTCGATTGAACGTCCCGATTTGGTCCCGACTAAATTCAAGGGACTTCTTCCCACTTCCACCACTTCGGCGGTGACCTTGGATCCAGTAACCACTCCTGCCCTTGCCACGGGGGATTTGTCAAAAAGCATTGAACAAGTTTCCAAGTTCAAGAGCCGGACGACCACCACCAATCGCTCGGCGATTACGCTTCCTGCCACACTGGTTGACACCAAACTGACCAACCTGGGGCAGCTATCAACGGTCACTCAAACTTTAGATACTGAATTGGCCATTGGCACGGTGGCCGGATCAGCACTCACCCTTGACGCAAGTATCGAGAAACTCGGCGATGGCAATGCAGTCAAGACCGTGACGACAGTTCCTACGGTTTTTGACTCGGCAACTTTTTCTGCCGAAAAGCCTGACGTATTGCCAGTTAAATTCAGGGCAAAATTACCGGCCATTACGAGTCAAAAGACCATCGAAGGAGTGGCTTTCACTCCTGCCCTTGCCACAGGTGAACTGTCAAAAAGCGAACAACAAGTCACAGCTTACACCAAGCGGACTAGTAATACCGTTCGATCCGCCGTAACCTTGCCTGCCTCAATGGTTGACACTAAGCTCACCAATCTTGGCCAGGTCTCCACGGTTACGCAAACCCTGGATACCGAAGCAAATATTGGAAGTGTCAAAGGGTCCGCGTTAACCTTGGACGCTAGTATTGAAAAGCTCGGGGACGGCAATGCCGTTAAGACCGTCACCACGGTTCCAACCGTTTTTGACTCGGCGACTTTTTCTGCCGAGAGACCTGAAGTATTTCCTGTCAAATTTCGCGCGGCAACGCCGGCCATTACCAGTCAGAGAACGATTGAAGGAGTGGCTTTCACTCCGACGTTAGCAGCGGGGGAGCTGTCAAAAAGCGAACAACAAGTCACGGCCTTCACCAAGCGAACCAGCACGACAACTCGCAAGGCGGAAACGCTTCCAGTCACCTTTACGGAAAGCAAGCTCACTCCCCTTGGCCAGGTTTCCACGGTCGTTCAGCAACTGAATACAGAAGCTAACATTGGTTCGATTGAAGGATCCCATCTGACAATTGATGCGAGCATTGAAAAATTGGGGGATGGTAACGCTATCAAAACTGTTGAAACCGTTGGCAGCCTTTTTACGGCTCAAACGTATTCCAAGGAAATCCCTGAAATTCTGCCTGCCAAATTCCGGGCGGCCATTCCTGCCGTCACCACTCAGAGCGTGATCGAGGGAAATGCAGCATCGCCTGTAATGGCTGCCGGCGACCTTTCCAAAAGCGAACAGCAGGTCACCGCCTTTACCAAAAAGGTCAGCGCTACCAGCCGGGCGACGGTTACGGCGAAATCGCTGACCGGGTCCAAGAACTTTGTTGAAGGGGCTCAGTCGACCGTGACGGAACGCTACGACCCAACGGGCACCCAGCTGACCGAAACCGGGTTGAATGTGATTCAATCGGAAGTCACCGCTCTCGGCGACGGCTCAACCTTGCGGGAAACCATCACGGCCAAGCGGCGCAAGGTGGATGGCACGCTGGAGGACGGCTGGCCAACCAAGCAGAAAAAAGCCAAGGGCGCGGAATCACTTACGCCCGCCAAGTTTCAAAAGCTGGTCAACACCCAGGTGGTCAAGACCCAGGAAACGCTTCTGCAGGCGGATGTCGACAACATCCCCACTCCAGCCCTCACGGGTTACCAAACTTCCGTCCAACACGAAAAAGTCAACGACTACCGCTACGAAAAGACCGTCACCACGGAAACGATTGACTCCGGTGCTGTTGCGCTTGCAGGAAAAGAGTACGGACAAATTGTTGATTTTATTACCGAAGAAAACCTGGTTGCTGATGGGACCAGTGCGGACACCGGCATCCTTGTGGTTGCTAGCCAGGTTTCCCCCTTGGGCAATGGCAAAAGCATTAAGACCACTAAGAAGGTAGCAACTTGGCCCGCCGAGGTGGAGTCGGAGTTGTCAAAAGAAATCCCCGACCTGATCCCGCCCCGCTTCAAGAAGTCGGTGTCGCGCACTAAAAAAACCTCAAAGGTGGCTACGATTCCCACCACCGTGACTTTGATCGCTGCCAATAATGAGATTGGCAAAACCTATAAAAAGGAAACCGCCGATCGCGCCGAGCTAACCACCATCACGGAAGTGATTGATGCCAACGCCGGGAGCCTGGTGACAGAGAAGATCATCAACGAGTTTGGCGGGTTGATTGCGACCACCACCGAGACGCTGGTTTCTGATAACACGGTGACAGTGGCCGGAGCTTTTGGCACCCTTGAGGCGCAGGTAACCCAGCTTGGCAATGGCAAGTCGGTGTCATCGGTCACCAAAGCCCCTGTCATCAGCAGCCAGCCATCATTCCCCTCGCTTTCGGGCACTCAGATCGATCCGCGCTACGGCGTGGCACTCGCGGTAAGCAAGCAGATTGTGGCAGCAAGTACCTCTGGCGGGTTAACTACCCATCCTACCACGGGAGTGATCACCGCCACCGAGATTGAGCCGCTCAACCAATGGCATGCCTGGAAAAATTCGGTGAGCATTGCAAACCTTCCTCAGAATCAGGTCTGGTATGGCAGGCGCAAGGAAAACTTCCCCGACATCCTCACCGGAATCACCGTTGCCGGAACCGAGCAATGGTATTCCAAGCCGACCTGGCGGGTGGTGCCCGATGGGACTCTCAAAGCTAGATTCACCCGCACATTTTCCTACGGAAATCCTACTTATACAAGCTCGATCATTGGTTACTATCCGAGCATCGATGCGACGCCTAAAACCGCGATTAATTACATTCGACCCGAGGTGTTCCAGGCTTTTGTGGAATACAGCGCCACCACCCGTGGAACCTCGCGCTCCAATGGTACCAGCGGGAATAACGGCACAAGTTCGAATCAAAGCACAGGAACCAGTCTCAGCACCAATACAGGAACGAATACCAGCCAAAGCAATAGCCAGAGCAGCGGCACGGGATCAAACATCAGCACGACCAATAGCACGGGAACCAGCAGAGGAACCAGCAGTGGAACCAGCAGCGGCACCAGTGATTCTCGGAACCGGTCCGAAAATTCGAGCACCACCCGTTCCACCAGTACCACCAAGGGGGATTCGGTCAGTAAGAATATTTCTTCGCACACCGGCACCAGCAGGGGGACTAATACCGGTCAGTCAAGTAGCAAAGGTCAGTCAATTAGCAACGGCAGCAATAGTTCCAGCAGTTCTACGCAATCCACAACAACAAATGACGGCACAAATACTTCCAGTGGTTCCTCTTCTAAAGTAGGGATATCGGCCGACAATATGACCACCGCAAGCGGTGGAGGGGCTCCTTTGGTCGGAGACGCAGAAGTGAACAGAAGCAGTACAGCTTCTTCAACAGAAACGAACACCTCGACTTCGACCTCCACTGGCGTATCGAAGGGCGTCGGAAGTTCGACAAATTCTGGGACCCATACCAGTTCCCAATCCAGCAGTAGCACGAGCATCAGCTCGGGCACCAGCAGCAGCCAATCCACCGGAGACAGCAACTCGGAAACCACCAGCTCCACAACAGGTGAGAGTCTCAATCAAGGCACGGGAACAACCTCAAGCGAGGGAACCAGCACCAGCGGCACCAGCGGAACCAGCAACTCGACCAGCGTCAACGCCAGCTCCAGCGAGGGAGTCAACCGGAGTGTCACCCAAAACGACGGCACCAGCGTCAACACCAGCAATGGAACCAGTTCATCGACCAACACCGGAACCAGCAGTTCAACCAGCAAGAGTTCCAGCCAGAGTTCAAGTGCCTACGACAACTACTCCAGCACGGTTTCAACGGGATTGTCGGTGTTCCAGCTCAACATCCCCAAATGCCTGCGGGCCCAGCTGACGATTGCGCTTCCCAACGGAAGCACCTTGACAATTCCCGCGACCACCCCGGCCTCCTTGCCAAGCAATGACTACCTTGAAGTTTCCCGCAACAGCGAACACTGGCGCAACGGCATCTGGGTGACTGAAATTGTCGAAGTTTACATTCCTGAATAATATGAGCGAATCCACTGAAATCCCCCGCAACACCCCTTTGGTCAATCCAAGCGGGAATTTCCCGTTTGAAGCGGTCTATTCCCCCACCGATAACTTCAAACAGCAGGTGCTGGATGTGATAAAAAACATCCAGATCAACGGCCAGAACGGCCAGATGGAAAGCGGCAGCATCAATTTTAATATAGAGCCACCACCCCCCAAAGCATCGGAAGCATTTTCTCAACTCAACGCAACCCCTGCGCCAGCAGCGGTTCATTCGCCAACTCCTGAAATCAGGCATGCGCCGCCCAAAGCAGAGGATGGGTTTGACCGTATCATGAGCGGTCCCTATGCAGGTGCCGGACAACAAGAAAAAGTGAAACCCGCGCCGCCTGAAGCCGGCAAGCCGGTGCAACCCAGCGCACTCCTTGAAAACGCCCGCACCGACCCGCCCAATTTCCCCCAAAACCCCCCTCCTCCAGAAGGCCAGAGCATGCGCCATTCCTATGACGGTCCAGGCCAACATTCGGGCAGCGGGACTTCCATGCCCCCGCCGCAGAGTCACGGAAATGGCGTGGTTGATGCAAACTCCAAACACCTCGACTCACTCAAAAGCTCGATGCCGGTCAGCTTTCAAGTCTGGTACAAAGGCAAGATCGGCAAAATCATGATCAATTGTGAACAAGTACCAACTGAAAAATAATGGCTTTTCAAGTATGTTCTGAAGACGAGGATCTTAGCCTCGTCGGGGGTAATAATCTTAGCCTCGTCGGGGGTAATCCCACTCAGGGTGTTATCCCTTCGCCTGGTGGGACGGGTCGCGGAGGCAATGTTAAGCCGGATGGCACGGGGGAAATCCCCGAGCTCGAGGACGATCCGGTTTTTTTGTTCCTTCCGGGCGAAATTGGCGGAGGATTTTCCGACGTCAGCCAGGAGGAATACGATGGCTTGCTCAAAAAATACAGCATGGAAATCCCGATTGAGGTTTATTGCAACTGGAGGTTCAACTCCAAGGAATTGCTTCTGTATAAGAAACGGAAATGGGTTCGGAACGGTTTACCGCCTTGCACTCACCTCAATGAAGACAGCACCAGTTTGACTGCTTGCGCCATCGCTGACTTGGAGAAAAGCGATTACCATTTGACGTCAAGCTACACCGAGTTCAGAAAGTTTCCGGTGCCCGAAATGATCTTTACTCAAAAGCAGGGGTTCAAGGAGATCGCGGCACTGATGCACGGCAATAAAGTGTGGAGGGATAATGATGAATGGGTTGAAAAAGGTAACAAGGGATTTGGCCCCTCTTTTTCCCCCGCTTGGAAATTCTTTTACTACGACGGGATCACGTATTTCAGCATCGTTGACGTTTGGGGTCCTGACGTGCCTGGGGAACAGCCTGGAGATCCAAAGGACAGAGAAACCACCTTGACGTTTGATTGCAGCATGGGTACTATCAACTGGGATTTGTTTTATCGTGACGGTCAAATAGAAGACATGCAGAAATACAAGATCCAGATTACCGACACTTACTACTGACGATTATGCCTAATCAAACCCCTGCAGATTTTTTCGGAGATGGATACAGTGCTGACAACTCAAGCCATACGATCACGTTTGAAACTTCCGATGCCGGAGCGACCTGCGTATTGCCGGAAGTGACGGATGGGGAAGCAGACACCTCAAGCGGCGACTACCGCAAGGTGGTGTACGGAATTCTTGAAGCGCTTCACCAGAATTTCGAAAGAGTCAAGGGGACGACAACAGCGTCCACGCGGATCAAGTCCACCCGCAACAGTTATGAAGATTCGGACGGCGCGTTTCTTCGCACCTACAAGTTTGTGGTCAGCACCACGGCGAGTCAGATTGAAGTGAAAAACGAATAAGGGCGGCTTCATTTCCCAGGCGGATGAGGGGATAAGCTGCTGGCGGAGCCGTTTGATAGCCGCTGGTTGACTTTCTGCTAAAATTAGCTAAAGTCGGTCATCGTCTGGATATTTTCCCCAGACTCTCCCCCTATTATGCCATTTACATCATACGACACCCCCTCTGAATTCTTTGTCAGCGGTTATTCCCGAGTTGCCGGAGCGTCTGGCTCAATCACTCTTACTGATACACTCACCGGACTAAGCGATACTATTGCTGGTACAGCTACTGCAAACACCGGAGATGTCCGCAAGATTCTCTTTCGCTTGTTGGAGCTTTTTTACAATAAATACAACAACATCCCGATGGCAGACCGCCCCGGGAAAATGACGATCACCCGTTCAATGCGAGAGGATACTTTAAGCACGACGGGTGAGTATGTCCGCGACTTTACGGTGAGTTTCCGCACAACGGTCGGCACCGTTGAAGTGGCTGGCGAGTAACTCTTAGTCCGACTAAGAGCTCCACCCCTATGTCTTATCTCATCACTTACGACGAAGCGGTGGTTCGTTTTGGCCATTTGGTCACGACGGACATCACCATTGACGACGCCATTCAGGAAGCGGTTGACCGCATTTTTGAAATGGGGCGCTGGGGCGGGACCACGTTTGAGAAGAAGATTGTAGTTGGCGATTTCTCCGACGGGGAAAACCCATACGAACACTACCTCAACCTGAACCCCCAGGAGTTTAGTGGGGTGATTGGTTTCAGAAACCAGAACGGTGGTTTTGGCATCCAGGATCAAACCTCGCTTTTCCGCATTGGAGTGAATTCGGGCGACCGGGCGTTCATCGATTACGGCTTGGTGGATTTCAATGGGGTGGAAGTCAGGCGATACCGGGCTCCGTTGAATTGGAACACCGACCGCGATTTGTGGGCCTTGCTCAAGAAGCAGGCTCCTTTATTCCGAGACCTGCCGGGCGACACCATTGTCCCGGTGCATTCCACGGGTGCTCTCAAGTTTGCCATCCTTGCCGTTGCGTATGAAACCGTCAACGACGAGGACCGCGCCAACGCCAACTGGGCCAAGTTCAATGCCTTGATGGTTCAAGGCGACAAGGAGTTCCAAGGCAACAAAACCTATTCGATGGGAGTGGACAGTTCGCTGCGCCGCCGTCCTCGACAATTTAACTAAACGATCATGGCTGGCGAAAAAGGTGTTCTCGATTACGGCTCATTCAAGGAGCGCGACGCGGCTCGCAGTGCAGCAGGAGCAGTGCAACAGGACATGACCTCCAAGCGGTTGCTCGACATCCAGTATCGGCGGGCGGTGCGGTCAGGTGACCTTGGTGGGATCCTCAACTATCAAAAAGCCATGGACAACGCGGGAATTGTCCCGGGTACTCTCGGCGGCATTCCCAATGCAGTGGACCAGCGTGAAACGGCGTTTAAGTCGGCTGAGGCCATCCAGAATCAGGCGGCGTCACGCATCCGCGATCCGAACCAGCCCGTCCTCCCTAAAGGCGCGGCAGGGGCCTCATGGAACACAAAGAGCCCAGAAGAGCAAGCCAACAGCCCACGTCCCGCTGGCAATCCCACTCAGCCGGCAGGCAACAACGCAGAAGCCTTGGCCACCCAGGCGGGCAATGCGGTGGACCCTAAAGACCCGAATAATTTGAACGGCAGGCTCTTCAATACCGGTACGCGCGAGGGAGACACCCTGGCGGTGGCGAATAGTGACCTGTACACCAAGTCAAAGAATGGACCAGGGAGCGAGGGGAATGTGGTCGACCATGATTCCACTGCCTCGGTCATGGATCGTCAGTCGCCTGCGGATCGGCAGAAGACTTTAGCAAACATGTCGCCCGCCGAACAACGGCTAGTGATGGCTTCGGACACCGCTGTCAAAGCAGGCTGGGGAAAGGCTTACCCCAGCTCGACCGACAGCACTTCACCTCCTTTAAACGCTGGGAATAAACCTGGGTTTGTTCCAGCCAACACCGACATCAACAAGAAATACAACCCACTGGAGTCGCCCATCGACAACCGCTACAAGCTGGGCGAGGACATTAAAAAGTCGCTTCAATCAGGTGATGAAAGCGGTTTGTTTCGTGAAGCCAAGGACGGCCAACCAAGCGGCCGCGATCAGGCGTACGCGCGAGGCAAGGCAGTGGGGGTGAATCCCGATCAGATCGACAAGCTCATTCAGGACAATATTCCAGCGAGTATGGACTCGTCTTGGCAAAGCAATGCCACACGGCTTGAAGAACAAGCCAAGGCGAAAAAGGAAGCGTACAACGCCAAGTACGGAGCTAGTGAGAAAGGAATCAATGATGCCATTGGCAATTTGGATCCAAACAAATTCAGCGCAGAGCAAACCGCCCAAATCCGCAAGATCATGGCGGGCCTCACGCCTGACCAGCGGCTGGATGCGTCCAACCAAGGAAAGGCGGCTGGCGAGCAATACGGGAAGAAGATTGATTCAACGGTGGCATCGGCCAAGCAAGTCCTCTCGGAAGTTGCGGGCGAGGTGGCTTCAATAAAGAAAAATACCGGAGACGAACGCTCTGAAATGGAAAGGGCAACCAACCTTGCCAAGGAGAAGGGAG